ATAGGTCTTAATGTCTGTGTTCGCAGGTAAACCCGCTGGACGAACATAATAGGACTTGTTCTTTTGAAGATCATCTCTAAGAGATACATGCTTGCATGGTTCCCAAGGAGCGCTGCGAACAGCGTTTCTATAGGACATTGCAACTTGTTTAGTAAGAGGAGCGACGTCAGACGAGTCGTAATCAATGGATAAGATTACCGACCCTCCAAGACTCGATGGAGCCTCCGTCTCGAAATGAACACATAGATCTTCAAAAATGTAGGATTCAAACCTACTTGCGATCGACGATAACCACGGAAAAGTGGAAGGTTGACCCGGATTTAGAGAATAACTAGTTGACTGGAAAGTCGAAGGACTTCCAGTCGTTGCTTTAACATCAGCAACATATTCTCTATGAGCGACTATAATATCACCATTTGGCAAATATCTAGTTCGTGGACCGGCTGTACGTGTAACCTTACCGTAGGCTGAAGGAACACTGCTCAAAGCACCCGAAATAGGTGCAAGAGCCCTTCCTGTCTGGGACTTCTTTTGAATCTTAGGTTTAGTAGCTTGTTTTGCGAGATTCATACGCGAAACAGCTTTTGGAGTCTTGTTTTGTCTATTTGACATGGGATACCCTAAATAGAAAAAGGGGACTATACATCGTTGTTAAACTACCGAAGTAGAAGTGCCGTGTAGTCTCTTGGCATTTTGTTTAGCACAGAAATATTAAGCTAAATATCATAACTGAGAGTCCGGAAACCGGAAACCAGAATCACTTATATAGCACTGATTTTGGACTATTACAAACAACAACCCCATAGAGAGATTATACAGTCTCTCAACTGTGTGATGACAACGTCATGGCTCCTGGTGAAACCAGGAATCAAAATACCAATCGAAATTACGAGATTGATGATGAGTTAAATTAAACTCAGTCCTCAATTCATCGATATCATCTTGGTATTCTGAAAATGAAATGCTTCCCTCAGTAAATCGTCGGTTTGTAGACTCGACCAGATTTGTATAATAATCTATATCCAACTCTCTCCAACTGGCTAGTCCAGAAGGAGAAAGATGGCTTGATAGATTACTAGCCTCTGTGATGGATAGCATAGCATTATGCTGAAGTGGATCTTCAGGGTTGAAATTGACTCTCAATAAAGAAATTCGAGGGTCATCAACCTGATCACTTAACTCAATAATCGACTGTTCCTCTAGTATTGATCTAATATCATTACCAGGAGGGATAGCAATTTGAGTGTTAACTTCAGTTGCCGTTGATTCTAGAATGTCATCTTCATCTACAAACTCAGACCTTTCACTTATAGGCATCGCAATCGATAGCCATCGAACATAAGTGATCATCCAAGGTCGAATGAGAGATGATGTTAAACAAGACGGGAGCAAATTTAAAGGTGGACAAGAAGGCAACTTCGACGCGAAGACTTGCGCCGACCAGTAAGCTAATATCCTTTCCAAGGACATTGGTTGAAGCCTACTTCGGGCTTAAATTTGGCAGGAAAGATTATATCTTTGATTCCAGAAGAACCAACAGATGCTCGATAAGCATAAGCAATACGAGACAACCATTGGTCATCGAGATCAGATACTTCACCTTCCTGTTGCACATAAGCACCAGGAACCATCCTCCATTTAGCAACGGATCCAGCATATTTTGCAGCAGGGACTGAGAAACCCTTTCTGCGAAATAAAGCCATGCGAGGATCATTAACAAACCTTGCGGCAAGTTGCCGTTGGTCACGAGTTATCTCAAACTCGAGCGGACCAAAAGCCGGCTCTAACACATAACCTCCTAAATGAACAGGAAGGTACCAGTTAGGCCGAAAGACCCTCATAGGTCCCTTTCTACCAGATTTTCTTTGGTTAGGAAGGAACTTAATGACTTGATTAGACCATCTGTCTAATACGCTGGGAACTACACAATTTGTCCATGGACACAGAGATATCATCTTCGATAATTCTCTGGCTATCTGTGTAGGAGTCGCGCTCGACTCACCCGTTTTCTGTACGGCGCCTTGCCGGGAAAACAACTTCTGATTAAGATACCCGAATCTTCTCATAGATCCGTTTCGTAATGAAAACACCTGTGAATTTAACATCACCGTGTGTGCACTAACATAGTTCTTACCTTCAGAAAGTTTGAATCCTGCGTCATCTGCAGCTATCTTAAAGAAAGGATAGAAGTCAGATGGGCCCATAAAAGCCATATCATCCCCATTTACTAATGAATTAGAATAAATGAGGCGCATGAGGCGTTTACGCTCGGGAGTACGCGGACCAGAAGCATACCATAATTTACTGGCATGTCTAAGGACTGCTAAATTAATCACGCAAAGGAGTGGAAAAGAGAGGGGATGACCCATCAATTGACCCTCCACAATAACTTGCGGATTATTTGGATCACCAGGATAAAATGCTCGACCATATAGCATAGAACAGATACCCAACTCATCATCTGGGACACCCCGTAACGCTTTAAAAGCCGTCATGGTTGCGTCCCTTTTGAGTAGGTCTGTAGCTGCTTCATAGTCAACACTAAACCATAATGTAAAGTCA